GCAGTTTCTCTTGAAATCAAATTTTGATTCAAGTTCATAGAAAGTCTCATCTCTCTATTAGCAGGATCTGTTCCTGCGCCTATACCATAACGAACATTATTTTCGTAATGTCCTCCAATATCTCTTGAAGGAATAAAAATTTCTGGTTTCTTTTTATCTGCAGCATCTCCGTGAATTGTTTTCTCTCCGTCACAATACTTCTCATCGAAAGCTAAAAGTATCTCAGTTCCTTTTTCTAAGAAACTTTCAAATTGTTTATGAGCTAAAGCAAGTCGAGCATCAATTTGTCCCATTGAAGCTTGTATACCAGAAGCAGAAACAATACTTGCTCCTGGATCACCACTAAGTTGACCAGGGAAAGATGCTTGAGCACGAGCTTCAGAAGCTAATCTTCCAATTAAATCTTTAGCATCAAAATGAGAACGAGATTGCATTCTCTCCATTCTTGCTTCAGGACTTCTTCCGTGTATCACAGCTCCAGGACCGAAGTCATCTGGATTCATAACATCATATTCGAACACTGGTGGATAGACCTCTTCTTCAGAACTTGTTATTGTAAGAGTCATTAACCTATGCATTGTCCTTAGTATGTGTCGTGTCTGATCAAAAATTCCTCTCGGTTGACCATCAAAAGATGGAACTGAGACTTCAACAACAGGAACTTTACCAAGCTTATTTTCTTCTTGAGTTAAAATAATACCTGTTCTTTTCTGCATTCCTTTTCTTGAAGCATCAGCAATCATATGAACATATTTATCTGGATAAAACCAGAACCATTCCTCAACCTCTGTAATCTTTGGATCAAGAATTCCTCTAGCAACTGGATATTGTTTTAAGATAACATCAGTAGAAACTCTTTTAGCAACTAATAGCTCAATAATATTTCCCTTAGTATCTTTAATTGGATAACAATATCTAGGGTCTAATCTTTGTAAATAAGGATCCCTATCTTTTGGGTCTTTTGAAAAATCTGACCAGACACCGCAGTACGCAGCGCCAGCGCCTGAATAATCTCCCCACCATTGAGCCATTAACTCATTGATGTTAGAACCTGACCATAGTTCATTAATTCGTCTTTCTCTTTTTCTAGCAGCCCTTTCGCCACCTTTTAAATCTTTATTTACAGGAACAGGGACTCTAACTGATGGAATTACTGCACCACCAATAGCAGACCAGTGATGAATACCCATTTCAATAATATTTGCTACGGAAGGTGCTTCAGCAGTAGCTGTCAAATTTTGCCAAAGCATATGCCACTCTCCATTAACAATGGAGGTTACTTCTTTAACTCTTTCTTTCCACTCTCTATGTGTTTCAATTAATTGATTTCTTCTATCCCAGAAACCCTGTGCTGGAGACAAATTTCTAGAACCTGAATTAGCAGATTCTAGAGGTGTCCCAAAATTTAACTCTCTACTCATTTCTTCCTTGCGAACATTCTATCCCTTATAATAGGCGGAATATTCCGTCTTGACACGACTTTTCCTAAATCTATGCTAAAAACGGACGAACTTTTACATTCGCCATTTGCGACCCAAAAAGCTATCAAAGCGTCCTGCTCTTTAGCCCAAGGGAATACTAGCATATCATCCATCAAAGGTTCAAGCTTTTGCTTATCAGAAATAGTAGCAGAAGGAAACGCAACAAGTCCGCTATAAAATAAAGCTTGCATAGCTCCAATACCATATTCCTCGTCCCACTTAGAACCTCTTTTACTTCCCACACCGACAGTTTTATGTTCTACCATCCTTGTTCCTGCCCAGTTAGCTCTGTTCCTAACAGTTTCATCTCCAAGAAGTGTTGGTGCGAAGTTTGTTTCAATTACTGAATAGGCAACTCGGTGATCTTTATACTTCTCCCAAAACTCATATAGTAATTTATTTCTAACTCCTGTAGCACCAAGTCTATGTCCGACAAAAAGATCCACAACAGTTCGTACGCCAGATTCTGGATTGTACGCCAAAAGAACTGCCGCAGCTCTACCTGTCGTTGCTGGGTCTACTCCTAGAACTAAAATCTCGTCAGGAAAAACCTGACCAATAGTTCTATTGGCACCTAGCTCTAAAGCGTTATCAATAAGCTCTTGTTTAAAAATTGCTTCTGCATTCTGAACATCTTCTTGTTGATACACAAGTTTCCATCTCAAAGGATCTCTGGAAGAAATCTCATCTCTAATATCTCTTAGTCCAGGGATAAAAACTTCTGTATCAATCGTTGGGTCATACTCCCATTTACCATCTAAAGACCAATACTCATTCCAATTAGGTTTCTCTCCATCAGTATGTTCTTCTAAAATTGCAGGTATTGATACGTGGCGAAAAATTTTATGGTCTTTCCAAGATTCTTTCCATTGTCCATAATTATCTAATGGGTGAATCCTAGTTCCATTTACTAAGGTCTGTCCTCTCTGGGCCCTTGACCTTGCCTCCTGAGTAAACCATTCGTCAATTCTTTTTCTTCTAACATCTGTTTGTTGGTTCTCTAGAGTTAAAGCGTCATCAAGAATTAATAAATCTAGACGAGAACCATAAATCTGTTTACCTACAGATAGAGCTTGTATGGTTGGGTCCCTCTCACCAGATTCTCTTTGTCGAATTGTAATTTGATCTTTAGACCAACTAAACCCATCAGACTTTTGAGACTTAAATCCATTGAAATCTTCTATAAGATTTCTTTCACAATCCTTATACAAATGCGGGTCAGTTAAATATCTTTTAATTCTGTTGAGTAAGTCTTGTGCCTTTTCCCCAGACTTCGTAACCAGGGCAATTCGAATGTCTGGGTTTTGGCACATTTTGTATACAGGATACCATAGAGCGGAAAGCGTTGACTTTCCAGATTCAGGGTGTCCTAAAACTAATACTAGCCTTCCTTTCGGATCAGAGAGGCAATCTTCAATCTCCTTCTGATGCGGCGCAAACTCCACGTTAAAATATAACTTGCAGAATTCGGAAAAATCCATCTGCGATAAATCTGGGTAGGAATCTTTAACAGAATCTCCACTTCGTATTTCACGTGCTTCAGCGGCCCAATCTGGGTGTCTTTGGGAATTTTCCTCCCACCACTTTCTCGTGACACCAATACGCTTACACGCTTCGGAATATGTAAGCCCATATCTAATACATTCCAAGAAACATTCCATAGCCCAAGCTTTCCAGAGAGATGTACCCTTCTTGGCTGGCGGCGGAGGGAGATAAATTTCGACATCTTTATCGAAGGTATGTATTTCATTGTTAGCTCCAAATATCTGTGCTTGTACTTTGGCCCTATCTGAAAGCAGGTCTGCATTAGACCTTTTTGGTCTGCCTGCTTTTACTTCTTTTGACATATCTTTACTATACTAGATATTTCCTCTATTACAGTCATAACATAGTCCAGAAGTCCCATCTAAAGGCTCCATCCTTTGGCACTGCTTACAATACCAACTTGGTTCTTTACTCGTCATCATCCTCCAATAACTTTCCTTGTGTTCTCTTTGGTATAGGTCTTTCACTTTCTTTTTCAATAATGTCCCAACCTTCTTTAGTTACAAAGTATTGTTTTGACCTACCTTCTCCTTCTTGTCCTACAAGCTCATCTCTAATCAACTGAGCTTTAGGACGCTCAAATTTTCCGCCCTCAAGATTTGCAGATTCTCTCCAAGCTTTATTAAAGAATTTTTCTCCTCTATAGGTCGTAATATCTCCCAAGGCCTTAAGTAAGGTAAAGTCTCTAGCTTTAACTCCTTGTTGATATGCAGTAAGGTACGCAGAACCTGAATCCTCATCAGCACTTATTACCATAGACCACGGTTTAAATGGTTCAGCATCCTTTTGTTTAGTACAACTCATCTCAATAAAAGATTCCCCACTTGTTGTTAACTGTATAGTCGTATCCGCAGAAGCCCTTATCACAGATGAACCTCTCATTGATTCTCCAGATTTTGTGTCGTGGTGCACTGCTAGAATGGCAGCACCAAAATTTTGTCTAAGTGTATCTATCATACCTACCACTTGGCCCATATCTTGTTGTAGGTTTTCATTCGCACCTACCGTACATCTCTGTAATGTATCAAAGACTATAAGTCCAGGGTTTATGTGTTCTACTAGATCTAAAAAATCTAATTGTTCCTGTGTAGGAACTTTTCCTACAGGGGCAAATAAGGGTACAGCGCTCGTGTAATAGAAGACAGGGGGAAACGTGGAGGCGTTCCTCTTATTCTTCCAGGCGGTTACACGAGCACCTAAGTACCCTATTCCTTCAGCTAATACGTATAGTACGGTCTTTTTTTCGGTCTCCCTACCAAACCATGACCAACCATTAGCTATAGTATTTGCCCAATCTAAAGATAAGAAAGTCTTACCGACACCTGCATCACTATGCAGAACTGTAAAACCTTCTTCCATAATAAAATCTTCAATGACCCAATTTGGGGGTTTCAACTTTGTGACCTCAGATCCCTTAATTGTTTTTAAGGGTTTATAGTTTTCTTGTTTCCTATGATGTTTTAATAAAAGTTCCAGTTTTTC